GTGTCAGCTACATTTGTACCGTTTTTCTTTAACCACATATAGATTGTGTCTTGTCCACCATCACCAAGAAGTTGTGCGGAGAATGTAATTGAATAAACACCTGCGTTTGCTATTGTTAATTGTGAACTTGAAACTAATGTAACACCAAAAGATGTACCTGTATTATTATAAGTTACACTACCTGAAACACCTGCTGCTAATGTTTGTGTTTGAGTTGAGTAAAAATCACCAACACTAAATAAGTTTGATGTTACTGCTGAATAAGGTGATTTAGTTAATGTACCAGTACTATCTGTTGTTACAACAAATGAACCTGATGCGTTAGATAAACTACTTACTCTTAATGAACCAGTAATTACTGTATCACTACCCAACGTTAATGGTGCTATACTACCACTCTTAAACATAATAGGGTTACCACCATCAGGTAATTGTAAATTGAAATAATCATTAACTTCATTTGCTATTGCACCTCTACCTAATATCAAGTTATTTGAACCTGTAACGTAAGTTGTGTCACGTGCTAAAATTATATTATGAGAACCTGACCTTAAACTAATATTCTGAACTGCTAACATCAAGTTAAATGAACCTGTTCTAAAACTATTAAAGTTACCACCCATTACATAGTTGTCAGTACTATCTGATGTAATACCAAACTGTGTATCTGTTTGGTCCATATTTGATTGACCTAAGAAGAAACCGACCCTTCTTGTTGGATTAAAGAATAATTGTGCTTGATTATTTGCAGTTGCAATTCTAAGTGAACCTGACGGGTCAGACATTTTCATTGAACCTGAAACAAGAACAAAAGTATTAGAAGGGTTTGATGGGTCAGTACCTGTTATTGTTACGTTACTACCACTAACAGTTAATGAACCTGTTATAGCTTGTGTGGTAGCAATAGAACCTGTTGTGATTAAACCATTTCTATTTGTTTCAACACTTCCTGTAACAACTTGTTGTCCATTAATTTGTAATGAACCTGATATTGTAACTGAACCTGTAATTTCTGTATTACCGTTATTATCAACGTGTATTGCGTTTCTTCTTGCACCATCACTTGTTCCTGTTCCTACCACAAATACACTGTCTTGTGAACTTTCTTGAAGACTACCTGTTGCGTTAAATCTACCTACTATAACTGTACCACCAACTGTTACTGATGTGTGTGACGCTGAAACAATTAATCCTTGACCTATTAAAGCTGTTGCTGTTAAATGTCCTGTTGTTGATGTTGCGTAATTTGAATTGACCCTGTTACCACTACCTAATATTGTATTATAATCAAACGTTCTTCTATTGGCACTATTAGAACCTGACACTGTTAAAACATTATTTGCACCATATAATAAATTTCCTCTAACATTTATGTTGTCTGCTCCCGTACTAACTGAACTTGATAAATTATTTGTTACAGTTAATCCACCACCAGTGTTACCTTGATAAACTATTGATGAACTATTATGACTTAATGTAACTATTGGGAAAGCAATTCCAGCAAAAATATTACCAAGTATAACAGGATTTGTGTTTAATGTTGTTGTATTTGCGTTTGATGTAAAAGCCTGAGCCATAACATAATTTCCAGTAAAAGAAATACTACCTGATTGATGATTTATGTTTGTCATTCCATATATCAAGTTATTTGTTATGGATGGTGCTGCTAATGAACTTGTTGTAAATTGTAATGATAGTTGTGCTTGTAAGGCGTTGTTTGAAACGTTTGGTCTTAATAATGACCCTGTTCCTAATGTTGGGTAAGTATTACCAATATTATTATTAGTTAAATAACCATATGTTCCTGCTGTAAGTAATGTATTTACCCTACCACCCTGCAACATAATATTATTACTACCTGATATAACAATTGAACCTGTTAAGTTTCCTGGTGTTGGTCCACCGCCACCGAATATAACATTTGATTGTGACACTGGTGATGATGATGTAATAAAAAGTGGAACCGAACCACTTAACGACGCTTCAGTTCGTATTTGAATTAAACCATTATTAATTGTATTACCAACTAATGAACCTGATATAACTGTATTACCTAATATTAAACTACCTGTAATTTCTTGTGTTGTTGATATTGAACCTGTTGTAATAAGTCCTGTATAATCTACCACGCCACTTGTTCCACTTGAACCTGAGGTACCGTCAACGCCACTTGTACCTGACGTACCATTTGAACCAACTAAACCATCACTACCACTTGTGCCACTTGTTCCTGATGAACCTGCAACACCAATTCCTGACGTTCCTGACGAACCTGAACTTCCTGTTCCACCTGACGTTCCACTTGAACCTGAGGTGCCACTGCTTCCACTCACGCCTGAACTTCCTGACGTACCAGCAGAACCTGATTGACCTGAGGTCCCGCTTGAACCACTGCTGCCATTAACACCACTCGTTCCTGAGGTACCGTTTGTTCCGTTTGTGATTGGAACGTTGTTTATAAAAAATGAACCTGAGATGTTCACCTGAGTTAAACTCATTTGTAATGGACTATTATCTCCATCACCTGTTTGGATTGTCTGCAGTGTATTTGTTAATCCTTGTGTGCTATCAGTCATCTTTAAAAGACCTTGATAGCTACTACTTACATATTGATTTGTTAATTGACCCATATTAATATTTTTTGTTTTATACTTTTCTCCATACAGTTGATATTGTGTTCCATAACTGATCCAATTCGTACCACTTCTTATTTTGTACTACGAAAGGTAATTCAGGAAGCACACACCTGTTATAATCAAATGGTTGTGTAACTTGTATATTCAACGTCCACCCACCCAATAAGGTTTCAAACCTTTCAAGGAAGGGATCACATGTTGCGTTCCAATTCAACTCATACTCACTCAAATAAAGAATCGTGAATATGTCATTACAAATTTCAAGACCATCACTCATCACATCACGTTGATTTGATAAGTCATTATTAATTATATCTGTTATTACTATTTGGAAATTATATATCAATTCATTTTGCGCTAACGTTGTTGTACCTGGAATAACCCACATACGACTATACAAGGGTTCTTTCTCAGTCTCTATATCCATCGTTAGCTGCGTTACATCACCGAACCCATAAGAGTTAATCTGTTCGTGTGCTCTTGCTATTTCTTTTAGGTCATCTAATAGCAGTGCGTAATTAACTTCGTTCACCGATGTTGGTAATGTTAAACCTGACACTGGTAATACGCAGTTATTGTAGTCAAATGGTTGTTCTATTGTGATGTTTAGAGTCCATCCACCTAATAAAGTTTCATATCTTTCTAAAAAAGGTTCTACTGGACTACCCCATAATGGTTCATAATCTATACTGAACCCACCAAATGTAGCTGTATAAGACTGATATAGAATAGTCCATACGTCTTTTACTATCTCCAACGTGTCTGACATTACATCTTCTTGATTGGATAGGTCATTATTTATAATATCACACACAATAATTGAGAAATTATAGTCTATTCTGTTTTGTGCGAACACTGTTTGTGCAGGTACAACATACATTTTTGTATATACAGGCTCCTGTTTTGACTCAATATCCATCGTTAATTGGGTAATATCTCCATACCCAAACGAATTAATCTGAGGGTGGTGGTACGCAATACCACTTAAATCCTGTATAACTTGCTTATAATTGACCATTACTTATAAATATAAAAAAATCTAAATCGGTTATTATACTGCGCCTTGTGCTTGTCTTGTTAATCTATCTTGTTCTTGATCATAATTAATTAAGAACGATAATTGGTTCAGAACTTCCACCACCGTTTTTTGGTAGACGGTTTCGTGTTTTGTAAAATCATTTGAAGCCAGTCTATTGACGACAATGAACCAGCCATAGACCGATTGAAAAGAGCGTTTATTAGAACTTTCCTCAACATCCATAAGAGCTTTATCCTCATCCATATTGACAGCGTCTTGATCGAAGACAGCTGGAAATAATTGGAATATCTGTTTGCGAAGTTGATAAAAAAAAACTGTGCCGCTAATATGACACCTACATCTAATTTATTTTTGAACAATTCTGCTCGTATCTTCATACTCTTTATATCGTACTTCTCAATATCAAAATCATGTGGTGACCTTTCTGTTACAATTGGTCTATACATAATCGCACACAATAGGTGTAACATATCTAATAGTTCATCTTCTTTTTTAGAACTGATGGTATCCATATCCACAAACTCAGCAAAAGATAAATCCTCCCACTGCGGAAAGAATCCATACTGCACACCATCCAATTCAAACCTGTCTTTAAACGCTGGTCGTTGTTGTGGTATTAGTTTCATAATTTCTGATGCGAGATAATTAACCTTTTCAAAATCTGTTTCTAATAGGTCCTCAACTTTTGCACCAGTAAATAAGTTCACCAACTTAGCTGCGTAATAATCGTCCGAGAATAAGTCTTTCATCTTATACATCTTTACGTAATGACCTATCGTCATTATTTCAGGTATCTCATACTGCTTGTCTTCTAATGTAAATTTTATCATAATCTATTTTAATTAATAAAGGAAATACTATACTTCCCTGTTGTCTTATGGTTCTGCACTTCAAATAACATCTTCATCATTACTGCGTCAGATATATCGGGTGATGTTCCCAATATCTTTTTCATCTCGTCTTTTGAGTGCACACCTACCTTATTATCTTTATCAGTGTCTTTTAATCGTACACTTAATAGTTCTTGTGTTAATGTGTCAATTATATTTGGGTCCAGTACGTTGATAGATATTAATCCTTCTTTAAACATCTCACTCAATTTGATGTAACATTGTGATTTTAAATTGGTATAGTTCTGTTTGTGTAGTGGACTACTATTATTAACGAAGTTCTTCCCACGTATTTGGTCTGCAACACCTCCACCAACTCCGTCACTATCCACAACAATATTAGATGGGTGCACACCATACTTCTCAATTAGACCCCTTATTTCAGCACTTAAATCTGTTGTTGATAATTTACTATACACCAGTACTTCGGTGATGACGTTACCCACCCAAATCACTACTACTGACCTGTCTGATCCAAACCTTGCTACGTCCACTGACATAAACTTCTTATCGTTAGGATTTGGTGCACTTCTAAATATACTTGAACCTATTGTGTCAAAATCAAATAGACTATCTTCTTCCTGTTCGTAGTTCCAGTCACCTAAGTATAAACGCTTCATTTGTTTTGGTGGTAGGTTACGTAGTATATCTAAATATTCTGCTGGTAGATGTTTGTTGTCTGTTGGTAGTGCTTGTATGAATATCTTAGTTTCATCCAGCGTTCCTTGTACGTGTGGTAAATAAAACTCTTGCTTCAACCAGGATTGCGATGGGTTACATGACATAAATAATTTTGGTGTTAGTTTATACTCGTTAATCTTGTAACGTAGTAATGAACGTACCACATCATACGCTTGTCTACTTACTTGTGCAACCTCATCTATAAAACAAATTGTAGCTTCAAGTCCACCTAAACTATCATATTGGCTGTCCCCTGGATTATAAGCTAAATCTCTAAACACTATCTCACTACCATTAAAAAACTTTATTTCG